GCCACGGCCTTTCGCGACCTGACGGCGGCCAGCGACGATCCCGGCACCTTCGCGCTGTCGGAGAATGAGGATTGCGCGGTCACGAGCATGGTTGTCCGGCCAGCCGCTCCGGTTGTGTCCAGCGCCAGAAATGACGGCGCCACGTCCAGGGGAATTGCGCGCGGCATCGGGAGGGGAATGCGGTGATGTATCTGGCCAAATATGGCGCTGCATTCAGCTTCACGGCGCCGATACCCAAAATCAACGACACCGACTTTGCGGCATCGGGTGACTGGACGCCTGCGACTGGCGACGTGAAGGTGAGCAAGGACGGCGGCAACGTGGCAAACATCACCACGCTACCCGCTGCTGTTGGCGGCACCGGCTCCGTGTTGTGGCGCTGGGCTCTCTCGGCGACCGAGATGCAGGCGGCCGAAGTCGTGATCCAGGTTGCGGATGCTGCGGTCGAAAACCAGGCTTTCGCGATCCAGACCTATGGCAACGCTTCTGCGCAGCACGCGATGGATTTGGATGACGGCGCTACCTTGCCAGCGATATTAGCCGACACGAGGGTACTGCTGAGCACCACGATAGGCACGGTAAATAGCCAGACCAATTTCACCCTGGCGGCCGGGCTGGAGGATGACGACGCGCTGCTGCACGCCACAGCGATTATCACGGACCAGTCAACCGCGACTCAGAAGAGCTTCCGGCGCGTCATTGACTTCGTGGCCTCGACCGACACGGTAGAGATCAACGCCGCGCCTGATTTCACCATCGCGACGGGCGACCTCATAACGTTCCTGGCCGCCGATACATACACGGATGACATGTCCAACAATGCCGCGGCTGCGGCTGGCGTTGGGATGGTATTCGCGGCCGTCACGACCGATCCGGGCCAGGACGGCGACCCCGGCTCGCTGCTGGACCGCATTCGCGCGGGACTGGCGCTTGAGGCCACGTTGGACGGGCTGGACATTGACGCGCTGCTAGCGGCCCTAAACGCGCTCGTGCCGGTTCAAACCACGATCACGGTCACTAACCAGACCACGCTTGTCTTGACGGAAGGCAGCGCAGACGATGCCGCCTATGACGGCTGGAAGGGCCTTGTCCAAGACCAAGGCACCCCGACGCAGATCGCCGCCGTGTACCCGATTAGCTACGTCGGCAGCACGCGAACTCTCGCGCTGGCGGTTGACCCCGGCATCTTCACCATGGCGACGGGCGACAAGATTTATTTGTTCCCGCCCGCCAGCCTGGCCCAGGACATGCTTTCCTCGATCGCGGTCAACGCGGCCAATGCCATGGTCACGGTTGATCTGCAGGCCAGTATTGAGGCCGGGTCGGCGGCTGCGCTCATCCGCGACGGAATGGCGACGGCGGCGGGCGTTGCGAATGTGCAGACTGAGGTTGACAAGATAGGTGCGCCGGCGAACGGCACCATCGCGGCGGACATCGCCGCCGCGAAGGCCGAGACTGCGTTGATCGTGGCCAACACGGGGACGGACATCCCGGCCTTGCTTGGCGTGCCCGCGAACGGCAGCCTCGCGGCCGACATCGCCGCCGCCGCTACAATCGACATGAGTACCGCGGTCCCGGAAGGCTTCTCGACGGACGGCCAGGCCCCGACCCTTGCACAAATCCTGCATGAGATTCGACAGACCGCAGGCGACTACTCGGTCAACGGCACGACCCTGACCGTGAAGAACATGGCCGGCTCTCCGGTCATGACCTTCGAGCTGAACGACGCGAGCCAGCCGACAAGCCGCACGCGGGCGACCTAATGGCCATCAAAGACCTCTTCGGCGCGGGCATTGGTTTCAACCCCGGCAGTGTCAAGTACATCATCACGCGCGGCCTCGAGATCGGCATCATCCTGGACATCGCCACCAAGGGCCGGCTGCTCGATGTGTTTCCGGAACAACACACCTTAACCATTCGACGCGAGACGCGCGTGCTGGCGGTGATTCCATGAAAACGGTGCCGGACACTTTTCCGCCCAAGACACGAGCCGGGTCGATCATCTACGGGTTTAACTTCCGCAATTTTCTTGGCTTGGACACGATCGCCACAGCGACTTGGTTTTCCTTGCCGGGCGACCTGACGTTCTCGAGCGAAGTGCTGTCGAGCAGCAACCGGGTGGCCAACGCCCAGATCTCCGGCGGCCAGTCCGGCATCGAGTATCTGGTGAGCTGCCGCATCACCACGGCGACCAGCGGCGAAACCTTCGAGGTCCGTGCGCCGCTCTACATTCTCCGGGACAACGAATGACCATGACAGCGGAACAAACCGAAACCGACCTGCTGGAGCAGGTCGCGGCCTTCTATGCCGATCCGCTCGGCTACGTGCTGTTTGCCTTCGAGTGGGGCGAGGGTGCGCTTGCGGAGCACGACGGCCCGGACGATTGGCAGCGCGACGTTCTGACGGCCCTTGGCGAGGGAACGCTTACCCCGGCGCAGGCGATCCGCATCGCGGTGGCATCGGGCCACGGTATCGGCAAGGGCGCGCTCATCGCCTGGATTGTCCTCTGGGCCATGTCGACGCGGCCGGACCTGACGGGCACCGTCACGGCCAACACCAAGTCGCAGCTCGACACCAAGACCTGGCGCGAGCTGGCGGTGTGGCACAACCGGGCGATCAACAAGCACTGGTTCAAGTGGACGGCCACGAAGTTCTATCACGTCGACCGTCCGGAGACCTGGTACGTGCAGGCGGTCCCCTGGGCGGCAGATAACGTCGAGGCCTTCCAGGGCCAGCATGGCGAGCACGTCTTGGTGCTCTACGACGAAGCCAGCGGCATCGACGATCCGATCTGGGGCGCCTCGGACGGCGCCATGACGGGCTCTAATGCCATCTGGTGCGCCTTCGGCAACCCCACGCGCCCCGTGGGGCGCTTCCGCGACTGCTTCCCTGCCGGCAAGTACAGCCATCGCTGGCGGTCGTGGCAGATCGACAGCCGCACCTGCCGGATGACCAACAAGGACTTGCTTCAGCAATGGGTCGAGGATGAGGGCGAGGATCACGACTATGTGCGCGTCAAGGTGCGGGGGCAGTTCCCTCGCTCGGCGGTCGAGCAGTTCATCTCGCAGGATATTGTCGACGCTGCCCAGAGGCGCAAGCCGGCCGGCCATGGCCCCAAGATTCTCGGCGTCGACGTTGCGAAGTTCGGCAACAACAGGACCGTCATTCTGCTGCGCCACGGCGACCGCGTGAATATCCTCTGCAAGCTGCATAATCTCGATGAATTTCAGGTCGCGACCCGCGTCGCCGAGCAGATGGATGCGATCAGCCCGGACGCGGTGATGATCGACGGCGTGGGCGTCGGCGGCGGGGTGGTCACGATGCTGCGCACCGTGATGAACCGCGAAGTCGATTCGATCAACGGCAGCCATCCGGCGCGCCACGATGACAAGTACACAAATCTTCGGGCCGAGATGTGGGGTTTGATGCGTGACTGGCTGAAAGAAGGCGGCTGTCTCCCGGATGACCGGGATCTCGCCGCCGAGCTGGTTATGCCTGAATACAGCTTCGACAGCCGCAATCGCTACAAGCTCGAGAAGAAAGAGAACATGAAGAGCCGAGGCCAACCGTCACCGGACTGCGCGGACGCGCTGGCGCTGACGTTCGCCAAGGTCGTTGCCCCGAAGCATATTCACAGGCGCCCGCGGGGCCATCGCCGCGGCCTCGTTGGCGGCAAATACTCGTGGCTTGGGTTTTAGCCAATGCCGATGAGCGACACAGAAAAGACCGATCTGTTGCGCGAGGCGCGCGAGCGCCTTGACCGGGCCGAGATCGCCGAGCGCGATAACCGTGCCGAGCAACTGGAGGACATGAAATTCCGGGCCGGCGAGCAATGGCCCGAGGACCTCCTCACTCAGCGCGAGGAAGATAACCGCATCTCGCTCACCATCAACCAGATGGGTCAGTTTATCAAGCAAGTCACGGGCGATATCCGGATGAACGCCCCGGCGATCAAGGTGTGGCCGGTCGACGACAAGGCCGATCCCGAGCGCGCCAGGGTTTTTCAGGGCTTGATCCGTCACATCGAGCAGTCCTCGAATGCCAAGTCCGCCTATGTGACGGCCGCCGAGAACGCGGCCACCTGCGGCATCGGCTGGCTCCGCATCGCTACCGATTATTCCGACGAAGAGAGCTTCGACCAGGACATCAAGTTCGAGCGCATCTTGAGTCCCTTCGCGGTCTGCAGCGACCCCGATGCCAAGGCCATCGACAAGTCGGACGGCGAGTGGCTTTTCTTTGTGGAGTGGATACCGAGGGTCGATTACGAGGCCGAATATCCCGACGCGGCCATTGTCGACTTCGATATGACGGAAGCCGATGTTGACGGCTCGCTCGCGGGCTGGAGCAGCGACGACAAGGTTCGGATCGCGGAATACTGGAGAAAGGTCAAGGTCGGCGAGCGGACTTTGTGCCAGCTAAGCGACGGCAGCCTTGTCTGGGAGAACGAATACGACAAGGAGGCGGCCCAGGCGCTCGGCTTGACCATCGTGCGAAAGCGCGTTGTCGAGCAGAAGAAGATCGAGGTCTACACTCTGTCCGGCGCTGACATTCTCGAGGGGCCGCAAGACTGGCCGGGCCGGTATATCCCGTTCATCCCAATCATCGGCGAGGAGATCAGCGTCGGCGACCGGACAATCGTTCAGGGCTTGATCCGCAATGCCAAGGACCCGCAGCGCCAGATTAACTATTGGCGCTCGGCGGCGGTCGAAATGATCGCGCTGGCGCCGAAGGCGCCCTACATCATGACCACCGAGCAGATCAAGGGGCACCAGGACGATTGGGACACGGCAAACGTCAAGAACTTCCCCTATCTGCTTTACGATCCAGACCCCATGGCTCCGGGCCGCCCGCAGCGCGAGCGTCCGCCCGATCTGCCTGTGTCGATGCATCAGCTAAGCGCTCTCGCGGCCGACGACATGAAGTCCGCGATTGGCCTCTATCCAAGCTCGCTCGGCGCCTCGTCGCCCGAGAAGTCCGGCAAGGCCATCCTGGCCCGCGAGCGGCAGGGCGACATCGGCACTTTCGTCTTTATCGATAACGTGGCGCACGCGCTGCGCTGGGCTGGTACGATTCTGGTCGACCTGATCCCGCGCATTTACGACGGCGAACGTGTGATCCGCATCGTCGACGAGGAAGACGAGGATGAGCGCGTGCGGATCAACCAGCCGGTCTATGATGAGCAGAATGCGATTGCCGATGTGTTGCTGGACCTGACGGTCGGCAAGTACGATGTCCGGGTCGACACCGGCCCCAGCTTCTCGACGCGCCGCGCCGAGGCGGCGGATTCGATGCTGGCCTTCATCAATGCCGTGCCGGGCGCGGCTGCCCTGATCGGCGACTTGGTGGCCAAGAACATGGATTGGCCCGGCGCCGAGAAGATCTCCAAGCGCTTGAACAAGATGCTGCCGCCCCATCTGCGGGATGAGCCGCCGTCTCCCGAAGAGACCGCGGCGGCCGAGCAGCAGGCGCAGACCGAAAGCGCCATGACGGAAGCGCAGATCGCCGACAAGACGGCCGCCGCCGCGAAGAAATCTGCCGAGGCCGAAGGCCAGGAGATCGAAAACGCGGCGCGCCAGCTCGAGCTGATCGCCAAGACAGGATTTTTCGAGGACATGATGGGGCGCATTGTCGCCCAGGTCCTCGCGGGGATGAACAGTCCCCAACCCACCGGGCCGCCCGCCCGCCCTGCAATAGAGGAACCAGATGACAAATAAATCTGCCCCCGCTCCCGAGCAGGAGCGCGAGCCCGTTGACGCGGGCGAGCCTGAGATCGTGACCGATGACGACCCGGAGAATGCCGCTGCCGCGCCCGAGGGCGAGAGTGCGGATGACGAGATCGAGGACGACGACGAGCCCGAGGATTCCCCCGAGGAAGAGCTTGACACCGGCGACGAGCCGGACGGCGACGAAACCGAGGGGGACGAGGACGGCGACCCCGGCAGCGATGCGGCCGCACCGAAGAAGCGGAACAATATTCCAGCTTCCGAACGCATTGGACAGTTGACGAAGCGGTTGCGCGTTGCTGAGCGCGAGCTTGAGACTGTCAAGCGCCAGCAGATTGCTGCCGCCGCGGCGCAGGAAGCGCCCAAGCCAGAGAACTTCGAGGATCACGACGACTACCTGGTCCAGAAGGCCTTGTACGAGTCCGACAAAAGGCAGGCCAGCAGGCAGGCCGAGCTTGATGCTGTCGCGGAACAGCAGAAACATGAAGAAGCTTGGGCCGGTTATGTGGAATATGCCGAAGTGGCTCGCGAGAAGCATGAGGACTTCGATGAGGTAACCAGCCCCAAGACCTTGCCAATCAGCGACGCCATGCTGGTTTGCGTGGTCGAGGCCGAAGCGGCTGGCCCTGAGGTTCTCTATTGGCTGGGCAAGAACCCGCGGGAAGCGAAGCGCATTTCGCAGTTGCCGCCCCACAAGCAGAGCATGGAGATCGGCCGGGTTTTGGAGCGCCTGACGGCTCCGAAGCCGCAGCGATCTTCTCAGGCTCCCTCGCCCGTCCGTCGTCTCAAGGGAGGCGATGTGCCTCGCAAGTCTGTGGAGAAGATGACCCAGGCGCAATACGAGGCTGGTCGGGCAAAGGGGGAGATTCGTTAATCGGACAGCCCACGCTGTGAAGCGTCGGCATTCCCAGCGCCGGCCCACGGGCCGGCCAGACGGAGACAACGGCTATGCCCAACGCAGTTCTTACCCCGACTGTCATCGCCCGAGAGGCGCTGATGCAGTTGAAAAACAACCTGGTGATGGGCAATCTCGTCCATCGCCAGTACAAGAAGGAGTTCGTGAAGGTCGGCGGCAGCGTGAACATCCGCCGCCCCGTGAAGTTCGCCGTATCGGACGGTGCGATCCTCGAAAAGCAGGATGTCGAGGAGACGAACGACACCTTCGTCATCAACAAGCGCAAGCATGTCTCCTGGGGCTTCAACACCCAGGATCTCACGCTCGCGATTACCGACTACAGCGAGCGCTACATCCGGCCTGCGGCGATGGCCTTGGCAAACCAGGTCGACGCCGATCTCATGGCCCTCTATGACGACCTCTGGAATTGGGTCGGCACGCCGGGCGAGATCATCAACGGCTTTCCGGACTTCGCCAAGGGGCCGCAGCGGCTCGATGAGATGTCGGTTCCGCAGAACGACCGCTTCGCGGTCCTGTCGCCGGCCGACAAGTGGGGGCTGATCGGCAGCAAGACTGATCTGTTCGACCCCGTTATGGTCCGGAGCGCCTTTGAGATGGCCAAGCTTGGCCGGGTCGGCGGCGTCGACTGTTTCATGGGCCAGAATGTCGTGCGTCATACCGTGGGCGTGGCGACCGGCTCGCCCGATGTTCTCGGCGCCGACCAGAATACGGCCTATCTGACTTCCGGCGGCACCAACAGCCAGTCGCTCATCACGGACGGCTGGACCAACGACACGGCCGGCATTCTCAAGGCCGGCGACGTGTTCACCATCGCGGGCGTGAAGGCCGTCAACGAAAAGTCCAAGGCGACGCTCTCGTTCGATCAGCAGTTCGTCGCCCGCAACGACGTGAACTCCGGTGCCTCGACCGGCCCCGCGACTTTCACGGTCTCGCCGGCCATCATCACCGCTGGTCCGTACCAGACCGTCTCGGCGGTGCCGGCGGACGGAGCGGACATCACGGTGCTGGGAACCGGCGGCACGACCTACGATCAGAGCATGGTGTTCCACAAGAACACCTTTGGCCTGGTCATGGTCCCGCTCAAGGTGCCCCAGGGGGTCCCTTTCGGAACGCGCCTCAGCTCGAACGGCCTTTCGATCCGCGTCATCAAGAGCTACGACAATATTACGGACGAAGAGACCATCCGACTCGACGTTCTGTATGGCGTCAAGACGTTGTACGCCGATCTGGGCACCCGCCTCAGCGGCACCGGCGCCTAATCCAGGAGATCACTACTATGACGGTAAAGCAGTTGTCGGATGCCCGTCCTGACGGAGTCAGCATGGGCCAGAGCGCGACGGACAAGATCAGCCTCTACGGTTTCGATCCC